ATCTTCGGAACTACTATCATCTAATGTCGCAAACGGATTATTATAACTCATCTGATGTATATAATCAATAAAGTATACTCTTTTATGTGAATTATTAAATATAGGGGGAAAAAACTTCAAATATTTTTCTGATATTCAATAATATGAAGTCCTTAATAGAGGAAATAAATTTATACTACAATACTTTAAAAAAAGATATCAAGAATAAAATTGATATAGATACTGACAAAAAATTTGTTTTTAAAGAAGACAAATCGATAGTAGAAATATACGATAAAAATGAAAAATTGTTATTAAAAGCCAAATACGAAGTTATAGGTGTTCATCATTATCATACAAAAATATGGTATTGGTCTTGGGCATTACCATATCAAAATAAACAAATTACAAAAATGTCAAATAATGTTGTCGATTTTGGAAAAAAACATAAAAATTCGTATAAAAAATATGATTCGAAAGAAATTGATTCATTATATTATTTATCAACACAAGGTTATTTTTGTGCCAGACCAGATATCATTCAATTATTAGTTGGATTATATATGCGTGTAAATAAATCATTATGGTATTTTCCTATAAGACACGGTATTGATTTAATATCAAAACAACAATCTAATAATTCCGAATATAGAATAGTAGAATATATAGCTATCACAGAAATTATATTAGAAAAATAATTTTATTTTCACAAGAAAAATAATTTATTAATGATAAAAAATATCGTTAATAATAACATAAATGAATACGATCGTTGAACAAGATCGACATATGAAATATATTGGTTTTTGGAGATCGAGTAAGGAAATAAATAAAAATGATGTTGATTCAAAAGGAGTTGTGTATCCATATCCTTCTGACGGTAAGCCTTGGAAAGATCAACAAAAATTTTTATATAAATTAGTTCAAGTAGAAGCACATTTAATAAAAAAAGGTAAAAAAATACCATATCCGAAATTTAAGTATGGCGATTGTTTATTATGTGATGCAAAAAATATATCCACAGGAGTTTTTAGATTTGGTTCTTACATTTGGGATTCTTATTATAAGCATTACGTGAAAAAGCATAATATCTACCCACCTTATATTTTTAGAGAATTTATATCAAGATCATATACACCAATAAAATCAGTTGACAACAAAAAACCATTAACAACATTTCGTGTTGCTTTTTATCAAAAAAAGAATATCAAATATATCAAACTTACACGTAATCAATTAAATATTTTAGATGCACTAATGAAACATGGAAGTTATGAGAAACGTTATACTGATTTATCAAATAACAAACTATTTAAATATTCTGAACATGCAGGTTTGTTAGATTTTAACAATTCGGGTTTAGAAAAAATACTTGTTTCCGGTAATACAACAAGAACAGATGTACACGATGATGATATATTTTTTCCAAAGAATTTTATTGAAGCATATGATTTTGAATATATTTTTCATACTCATCCAGCAACGCCTAAACCAGGTGGTAGAGCAGAATTTGGTATAATTTATGAATTACCAAGTATTGGAGATATATTTCATTTTCTTGAACATTATAATAAAGGCATGACGCAGGGATCAATAGTTGTGGCACCAGAAGGATTATATATTATAAGAAAAAAAAATATGGATTCAAAAAAGATTAATATATCAGAAGATGATCTATTTGAAGATATTAAAAAACGAATGAATTTAGTACAAAGAGAGGCTATAAAAAAATATGGATATAAATTTAATACGAATATTTTTTATTCCAAAATATCACAGGACAAATCCCATATTGATAAAGTCAATAAGATATTGGAAAAATATTTGTTATATATTGATTATTATCCAAGAAAAAAAGATTATAGTGGTAAATGGGTATTAGATTCAATTTATTTACCAGTTCAAATAGTGGAACCAGAAAAAATATAAGTTGTTCATAAAAAATATGATTTAATATTATAAATGGTAAAATTAACACTTCCCGATAGAAAATGTGTAATAATTCTTATTATTGCGCTTATTTCATTAATTGCACTTTTTAAATTTATTGAACCAGAAAAAGATTTAGAAACAGATCAAACACAATCAGAAGAAATTATAGAAAATTTTAAAACAGAAAAAACTATCGATAAACCGTCAATATTAAAACAAGATGTTCATGAAATTGATTCATTGTTGCCAGAAGATATGGCGTTTTTCAGTTTAAATAATTCTGGACCAGAATGTTGTACGGTACAATATTTACCACCTAATATGAGAAAGATGTATACTCCAAAAGAAGCAAATTTTCAATGTGGTTCAAAATCAAGTGGATGCATATGTATGAGTCCAGATCAATGGACATTTATGGCAAATCGTGGTGGAAACGCATAGTTCAAAAATTAAACTTTGTATGCGTTGATTTTTATACATATTTTTCTCTTTGATAGAATATAGAAAAACATGTCACAAGGTTTAGTAGAAATACAAAAAGAATATACGACATTTTTAACGAATAGTATAACACCCCTTATTTATGAAGGGTTATCTTCTTTGTACGAATATTCACAAAAGAAGGCTACGGAAATAGAAGGAAAAGCGAAATATGATTCGTCTATTGACAATCCAGGTGTATTAGCTATTTTCCAGGTTAAATTGAGCCATATACCTGATTGGAATAAAGAAAAAATCTCAACAGAGACACAACGAATAAAAGAAAGTAGTGGGTGTTCTGAATGGTTTGACGATTTAATCAGAGCCATTATAAAAAGTAATATTACTCTTTTAACTGGTGGACGATATTTTCCGATGAAAATGCAAGAGCATTATAAGAGAATTGATACACAAACATTAATACATAAAAGTTATATTGAATGTGCAAGATACTTTTATTTAAATCCATATTTGTTCTACCAAAAATATCCAAATATTGAAATAAGAAGAAATCAAATGGTTATTTTTGAAAAAATTCAAAATTCGATTATTGAAACAATTAGACAACTTCTTCCAATGAAAATAATATTACAAGAATATTTATCTGGAGTAGATATACCTGAATCGTCAGTTGAAGTTCGAAACACCGTTCCTCAACCAAATTATATGGCTGTCGAAGCGTTAGTAAAAAGAGATTTAGATGTAGAAAAGGATAAATTTGACGCTGTTGGAGGAATTTCACATAACGTAATTTCACGTGGTGGAATTTCACATGGTGGAATGAATGAAAATTTTGGAATGGAAGATGATGTTAATAAAATATCCATGTCAGACGAAAAAGAAGATTTACCAATTATAAAATCGTTAATCAGTGAATTAGGTGATGATGAGGAAGATGAAGATGACGAAGAAGAGGAGGAAGAAGATGATGAGAATGATGAAAACGTGGAAGAAAATCAAGATGGCGGAGGTGATAAAAGTCTTATAATAGAACATTATTCAAATTCACCTCCTAACACAGAATCACGAAAGAATAAATCTTCAGCGCATAGTGAACATTCGATTAAGTCATCAAAATCTAAATCAAGTATAGAAAATAAAAATCCATTAGATTTCATAACAACATCTGAGAGTAGTCAAGAAGACAATAAGACAGATGTGTTGGATGGAATTGGTACATTTGAACCTGGTGTAGCACCTGTACTAAAAACAGAAACAGAAAAAAGTGCTTATTTTGGTAAATTTTTCCAGTAGTAATTTTTAATAATAAATAATAAATAATAAATAATATCGTGATAAGATTTTTTTTATTAGAATATTTTCTCTATCAATAACATATAAAAATAATGCACTGTTTTAAGAATCCAATCATTTTAGCGTTATTAGGCGCAACACTTACATATTTGTATCTTATGTGGGAAAACAAAAATTTGCCCGAAGAGAAAAAAGCAAAAAAGATCTCAGTTTATAAACCAATTATAGCTGGCGTTATTGTCATGATTATTTCGTCTGTAGCATTCAAAGATTCTAAATATAAATTAGAACAAATTAAATTGCCAATAATGAATGATTTAGAATTTTCTGACTCTCCCGGATTTTTACTTAATTTCCCATCATTTTAAATAAATTGAACATATCTTGTTTTAATATACAAAACGAGATATACATATATAATACACATGTGTTTATTATATAGATTGACTGATATTATGTGTCCATTTATTCCATAAAAAATAGTTCTATATTATAGATGCCTGCCAAGAAGAATATAATATTCGACGGAAAAACATTCTCATTAAGAGAATTTAAAATGAAATGGCTACTTCCGAATCCATCAATTGCTGTAATCGCCAAACGTGGTTCAGGTAAATCGTGGGTGTGCAGGGATTTATTGCGTCATTTAAGTGATGTACATAAAATCCCTGGTGGAATAATAATATCAAAAACAGAAAGAGTTAATCCTTTTTATTGTCAGTTTTTTCCTGATTTATTTATTCATTATGAATACTCAACTGAACTTTTAGAAAAAGTATTTTACAGACAAAAATTTCTTTCTGACAAATTGGAAGAATTAAAACCAAAAGGTAAAAAGTTTGATCCAAGAATTTTTTTGGTTATGGACGATTGTCTTGGAAGTAAGTTGGATTGGTTAAAAGACAAACCGATAGCAGAATTATTTTTTAATGGAAGACATTATTTCATAACATATATAATAACTATGCAAGCACCTCTTGGTATTACACCAGAATATAGAGGAAATATCGATTATATTTTTTTATTAGCTGACGATTTCGTAAGCAGACAAAAAAAAATTTATGATCATTATGCTGGTATGTTTCCATATTTTAATGCATTTAAAGCTGTTTTTACTCAAGCTACACTTGATCATCATTGCTTGGTTATAATAAATAGATCTAATAATTCACAAGATATATCTAAAAAAGTTTTTTGGTATAAGGCTACCGACATAGAAATATCTGCTATTGGAAATAGACAATTTAATGATTTTCATACTAATAATTACGATAAAGCTTGGAAGAAAAAAGAAGGACAACTCGATGCCAACGATTTTTTCAATAAAAGGAAAAAAATTGTCGGATCAATTAAAGTTAATAGATTAGGTGAAAAATAAATAATCAAGGAAATTCGAATTTTAATATTTTTAAAAATCGAATTGGAATATTAATAATATTTAAATGTTAAGTTTAAAACTATTGTAAATTGATTCTAATTTATCAATACTGTTTTTTACACTTCCGTCATCAGGTTTATCTTTTGTGGATTCTTTTATTGTTTGAATCTTTTTACCCAAATCTCTGATTTTATCAGCTTGCTTTTCTTTATTTTTCATCTTTTTAACCATACTATCAAGTTTTTCTTTATTTTTTGTTATTTCTACATCTCTTTCTTCAATTGATTTCTTCTTTTTGTTTTTTCGCCTTCTCTTCTTTTTTTTGAGTGGTGGTATAAATGGTTCTTCGTCAAACATATTTTTTACGTCTTGGGGCAAATCATTTGTCTTGTCTACACTTTGGAGATGCTCCTCCATTTTTTTATCAAGCCTTTTCTTATCCAATTTCTTTTGTAATCTGTCTACAGTTGCCTTATGTTTATCATCCATTTGTCTTTCCTTTTCTTCTTTCATAGCCTTTTCTAACATATCTTTCTTTCTTGTCTCATGCATTACTTTCGCTTTAGTTAAATTTTCTTTGTATGCTTTCGCCATTTGATTCAATTGCTGATCTTTGTACACCTGATCTTGGACTGAATTCGGATCAGGATCCCAGGCCATCCATTTACCAACTGCGCCTACAAAAATATGGAATGTGTCATCTATTTCTATTAAATGTTTTGCCCACGCATTTGCTTCTTCTTCTGTATCGAAAACACCACGTACTTTGATTCCACGGATTGAACAGTTTTTAATACCTTCCGGTGATAAAAAGGATAAACAAACAAATTTTTGATTAGGTATCGAAGGATCATCAATTAAATAATCAATAGTTTTACTCTTTTTTTCCAACATAATATTTATTGCACTTATTTACTTAAGTAGATTTAATATTATACAATTTATACGCATTAACTAATTTTTTTTAATTTGTTGCGTTTTCAGTTTGAAATCTAAATAGCAATAATTAATTTTTTATCATTAATAACATTAGATGATTTACAAATTGTATTTTTCGTATCATTGTGACCATTATTTTTAATATGATCTTTATTTGATAAATCATATACGTAAACTCCGTTTTTAATAAATGTGGGAATATATTCCCATCCTGTGTCATTACATATTATTTTCCAAATTTTATCTTCCGAATCATTTTTTACTTTAGAAAATAAAGCAATCCCATAGTTTTCTGTTTTGTATTTTACAATTTGGCATATTTTATAGATAACATAGTTGTAGTTTAAAAAATTTGTTCTAACTTTAATATTTTTTTTGAACGAAAATATAGATTTTTCACACATTTTCATTATTTTATCCAGTTTATCTTGTGGTATTAAATTTGGTTTTTTTCCTTTAATTTTTTGAATAATTGAATTTAACTCATTACGACATTTGTGCAATTTCAAATCTTTATTAGTTTTATCTATTAATTTTTGTTTTATTCTACTCATTCGAGTATATTTATGTTGCATTTTTTACACTTTATTCTTATTGGCATACTTTGAATGTTATTAATGTTATTAATAAAATCAATTTTTATTAATAATTTTTTTATGCAATTAAATGGCAAATCAAATTAAATACTTGGTATGAATTCCCAAGTGATGTCTTTACAGATTCTTTTCCAAATATCATCTTGTTGTCGTAACTTATCACGGCTTTTTAATAAAGGAAAACATTTGATAAAATCATCTAATTCTAAAAGTTGACAGAATTTGTGTAAAACATATGAATAACTTAAAAAATTTGTACGGTTTTTGGGTCTATTATTTTCGAATGGTATTTGAATTTGTTTAAACATTTTTCTCAATTTGTTTTCGGTATCTCTACTTATAGTGGGAGGAGGTATACCACTTAATTTACTAATAATATGAGCTTTGTGTTCGTAATATTTATTGTAACCTAATTTTTTGAGTATTGATTTCATTTTTTTTAGAGTTAATTTCGACAGATCATAAATTCTGTTTTTATGTAACTCCTCAAGGATAGAATTATAAACATCTTTGGGAATTTCTGTTGATTCTTTTGCTTGGAATTGGCTAAGCCATTCTTGGAAATGGTTTCAGTGTGTACTTTTTATAAAATATAAAAATCTTTAATTTTCAGAAAACGGAATCTTCAACTAAAGACAGGGGTCCCCCCCTGGATCGGACTATACCTTAAGCCATCATTAGAGATTATCAATCTCTTCTGACCCATCACCATCTAGTCTCTGAGCCTTCCTCGTATTCCTTGATAATTGGAACTTAGAGGCTTGGTTGCGGATTGTCACCTTGTTTCAAGTATTTTTACTTTTGGGTACGGCAATTAACCGTGGTCCATTATAAAGTTTCCAATATAATGTAGTAACTTGAATTTTTGATGGGTTTCCCGCAATTTGGAAATGTTGCCAAAATAAATCTTCCGATTATTGATTAATTTATTTGACTAGCAAAATACACCATTTTTCCATTCAATTACAAATATAATCAAATAGTGGTTTGCTGTTGAGAACAATACATTTATTCTCTTGTATGGATAGCCAGGTTTATCTGGAACTTGATCCTTGTAGTTTGGTCTTTCGCTTTCTATGATAACATGTTCAACTTCTCCGCATTTTGGACAAACATAACTTCCTTCGGATCGTCGAAGTATTTTTTCCACTTTACAGTTAATACACTCTTTTATTGGATTATATTTCCCTGTTGAAACTTCATCAAAATCGAGAACATTTAGATATGAATCATAAAGAATTGCTTGTTGAACTTGTCTAGTTACCAGAACTTCTTCTGAATTTTCAGAATTTTCACTTGTATTTGATTCTGTTGTAGTTTTTTTAAAAAAAGTTAATATATTAGAACTATGTTGAACAATTTTTTTACTTCTTTTTTTAGTCGGTTTTGACTTTTTTTTCCTTTTATTATCTGTCATTTTCTGAAGTTTTTCTAGAGGTGTCATTTTAGTTTCAGTCATAGTATTAACATCTTCAGTTTCAGATAACTCTTTTCTAACCTCATTCATATCTTCTTCCATGTGATTATAATATTCCACAACTATATCACCTATTTTGTTATAATATTCCATTTCTAACGAATTAGATTCAATATCTCTTATTTCTTCTTCTAATGAATCTATTTGTGATTTTATTTGTGATTTATTTCTTATGTCATCCTTTGTATAAAATTCAATATCTTTACTTTGAACTGTTATTAACATTTTTTGCATTTTATTTAACTTCTTTTTTTTGTTTGGTAAGCTCATTCGTAATTTCAAAAAATGTTTTGCATATTCTCTGTGTGTAACATCCAACGTACTAACATTGAGATGAGATTTGAATTTTTGCATCAGTATATAACCTTCATACTCGGAAATGCTTTAAGTATTGATTAAACATAATATTTTTGTAAAATGGGTGAACTATTTTATTATTTGAGAAAATCTAATCTGTTTTTTTTGGACGCGGACCTCCATTAGAAGTTAAAACGAGGCATTTAAAAATATTTTCAAATAATATATAATAATATGGATCCTTCAAAGGAATTATTGCTATTTTTGATAAAATACATTACATTATACAATGCTTCACAGGACGGTTGGAATATAAAACAATTAGAATCCAATAAATACGAATTAACAAAAATATTACAGTTTTCGGAGGATTTAGACACAGATAAAAAATTAGAAGAAATTCTTCCAAAAGATGAAAAATTGGAACAATTAATTCGTTCTGCGTTGGAACTAACGAGTACAATCAAACAAAGATGTATGAATTAATAAATTGATTATTATAAAAAAAGAATATCATGATATCAATAATTGTACAATTAATTGCATTAACTGAACATATATATAATAGTTAATGCATTATCTGATTTAATAATAAAAGTATAGAAATGTTATAAAAGAATATATCAATATTCTTTAAAAAAGTGATATAGTTATAATTTTTATAAATTTGTTTGATTTGATCCTGATAATCAAACATAATATAATAAATTTTATGGTTTTGAAGAAAAAACTATAAGATTTTCGATATTTTTTTTTACGATATTCAAAAAATATTTTCTTTTCCAAATGTATATAATATATAATGTCAGGAGCTTTAATGCAATTAGTCGCCTACGGCGCACAAGATGTCTATCTCACTGGAAACCCACAAATCACTTTCTTCAAGGTTGTCTACCGCAGACATACCAACTTCGCAACTGAAGTAATCGAGCACTCTTTCAGCGGAGCAGCTGATTTCGAACGCAAGGTCTCATGCCCAATTATCCGTAATGGTGATTTGGCCACAAGAATGTGGTTGAAAGCAGTCTTCCCCGAAGTTACACCAGGTGGCAAATTCGCCTGGGTCCGCAGATTGGGCCACTCTCTCATTAAGAGCACAGAAATCGAAATCGGTGGTGCTCGTATTGATAAACAATACGGAGACTGGTTGAACATCTGGTACGAACTCTGCCGTGACTGTTCTCACGATAGAGGATACGCAGAGATGATCGGTGATGTTCCCGAAATGACCAAATTGTGCAGAGAAACCAAACCAGAGTTCACAACCTACGTGCCACTCCAATTTTGGTTTAACCGCAACACTGGCTTGGCCTTGCCGTTGATCGCTCTCCAATACCACGAAGTTCGCGTACACTTCGAATTCAGAAAGAAAGAAGACTTGTACATCCGTAATGAAACCGCCACAACTGTTGGTGGATTGAAAGACGCTACCTTATTGGTAGAATACATCTACTTAGATTCCGAAGAACGTCGCCGTTTCGCTCAAGTTGGACACGAATACTTAATCGAACAAGTCCAATTCACAGGAGAGGAAACAGTTAACGCTGGTGCCCACAAATACAAGCTTAACTTCAACCACCCAACCAAAGAGCTTATCTGGATGCTCAAGGATTACAACTACACCTACGGTAAGAAATTCTGGGCCTACTCCAACACCGATGACTGGACAACTGCCTTGTGCAAAGCATCTAAATCGATCTTCAAATACCACGCAGTTATCAACGATACTGAAACCAAGGACGGATATATCAGCCAACAATTAACAGCTGGTGAAGTTGGCACAATTGACGCTAACAACGCAACAGTCTGTTTCTCAGTCAGTGATGGTCTCACCGACGGCAAATACTTGCACATCGCAGACTCTGATGTAACCGCTGGATTACCAAGCGCATACACCCCATTCGACAAGATCACAAGAGTGTCATTGGTAATTGATGAAGATGGTTACATGCACGTAACTGGTACCAAACACAAATTGAATGTACGTGACATCTCAATGCCATTGGATGACTTAACTGTCGCTGCAACCGAATACGTGGTCGTCAAACAACACCACAACTATGGTATCAACATTGACGGAAGCGGTAACTCATGCTCTGATGTATTGTTACAACTCAACGGACATGATCGCTTTGACAAGAGACTCGGCAGATGGTTCAATTACGTCGAAGCATGGGCTCACCACAGCAACACCCCATGTGACGGATTATTGTCCTACTCATTCGCCCTCAAACCAGAGGAACACCAACCATCTGGATCAGCTAACATGAGCAGAATCGACACAGCCCAACTCCACTTAACCATCAAGGACCCTAAGAAGACAAGCACATACGACCTCGGTGTATTGTCCACAGACAGCAACTTATTCGTCTATGCATTCTCATACAATGTATTGAGAATCATGGCCGGCATGGGAGGCCTCGCCTACTCTTCTTAAATTTCTTAACTAGTATACTTTTCAATGCGTTTGACCGTATCATGTTTTCAAAATGAATACATGATTCCAAAATAGATAAAATTGATTTTGTGTTTAAATATAGATACATATAATCTATTGTTAAACTAAATATGAATACAAAAGATAAAAAAACAACAAATACTCACAAAAAGAAAAGTAAATTTGTCAAAACAGTCAATGGTGTTAAAATAGATTTTAGAAAAAATGGGAACAATTTTGTTGATACGTATAACATACTTTACAAAGAAAAAGCATATGTCGTATGTATCGTAAAATATACTCAAACTGGTAAAAAAACGAAACACGTTCCATTTGTGGTAGATTTGGAGGATTACGACGATATATCTAACTATTCATGGTATTATGTAGTCAATGGTGGATATATGTATCATATTGTAAAAGCCGGTGACACAAAAAAACCTATGTATCTTCATAATTTTGTAAACAAACGATATTCATTTCCTGGAAAAGGTGCTGATATGACAATAGATCATTTAAATCAGATTACTACTGATAATCGAAAAGAAAATCTTAAACTAAAAACTCAATCTGAACAAAATTGTAATCAAAAGAAAAAAATTAGACATACTAAACTTCCTGTCGATTGCCCGATCGATGTTGATGATATACCAGAAAATATTTACTATGTAAAACAATCTGGTAACCATGGGGAACATTTTTCGATTGAAATTAAACACAATGGAAAAAAAGTATTCCGCAAAAAAACAACAAAATCTAAAAAATATACATTAGAACAAAAATTATTACAGGCTAAACAAATATTATTACAGACAAAAGAAGATAATCCTGAATGGTTCAGTAAGGCTATGAACGGATTATTAACAAAATATAATGAAAAATTAAGGAAATCGTATTTTGAAATATTGAAAAAAGCTAAAGTGAAAGATCCATTTAATGTAATTAGAAAACCAAAAGATATATTGAAAATTCCAAAAGAAGATACTATTGATATAACAACTAAATTTTTACCAGAGAATTTTAAATCTTTACCAAAATACGTAAGGTATGCTAAACCGAGAGGTGCTAAAGGAGAAATGTTTTTGTACGAAAAAAGAGAAAACGGTAAAAGAACATGTTATCAATCTTCTGGTTCTAAAAAAGTAGATCTGCAAAAAAAATATGATGATTTCATGATAAGATTAAAAAAATTAAAAGTATTCGAAAATAAGGATGATAAAGTATTTTCAATATTAAAAGGGAAATGAATTAATATTTATTTATCTAATAAACATTCATATATTATACAATCAAAAAGTTTGATTTTAATATGATATTTATTCACATAAATGTATATGTAAATAAAATATGACTGATAAAATGAATAAAAATAGAAATGATCATGAATTGGGACCTACCATTATGGGAGTACCTGTGCCGATAATGGGAAGAGTGTCTGATGAACAGCAAACACTGATATCTCTTCAATATGAATTGAAACGATGGGGTCACAAAGGTTGCCTTAAAGATCTGCTGGAATATCTCAAAACTAATCAAACATGTCCAGTTTGTAAAACAAAAACGGAAACCGATAAAACAATAGATAGATGGAATGAACGAGGAAGAACTTCTCCCCTCCCCGGATATCCAAAAGGTAGAACATGCGTAGGTGGTTATTATATGTAATATTTATATTTCTACAGTTAATGCTCTCTCTATTCCAGCTATAACTTCATCCCAAAATATGTTAGTGAATAAATTTTCTGGATGTAATCGTATAATTGGATGATTAACATTTAAAACAAAACAAACGTGTTCATTTTCATCATACACTTTACGTAATCTTTCTTGAATTGGTTCTATTTCATCACTTGGATAAATTACTTTAATAATATCACTTTGGGTTTCTGAAAATTTTCTAAACAAATTTGTCATATAAACATTTTTTTCCCCACTTATATCAACAAAAGGTATTTGAAAATAAGGTTCTCCCATTCTGTCTTCTGAAATATAATAAGCTGGTTGAGATTGAACAGTTTTA